CGTGACGAAGGTGGCTTGGTTAAAGTCCAGTACGACAAGACTGCATAAGTCTTATCCGGCCCCTTCGGGGGCCATTCTATTTCCGGGTGGGTTATGGCGAGCAAGATCGACTTAATTAGCAACGCGCTTATTCTGATCGGGGATACTCCGATTAATTCACTTACTGGTGGATCACGGCGAGAGACGGTTGCTAACAACTTGTATGACGGCATTGTGCAAAACGAGCTGTCAAAGTACCGATGGGGCTTTTCACGCAAGTTGATAGAGCTTTCAAAGCTGGCTGACCCGCCTGTAGATACAAATCAGTGGGCAAGCATGTACCAGCTTCCAACCGATTTGATCTTCCTTATCACTGTTTCTCCTGACAACCACTACAAAGTGTATGGCGATAAGCTGTACAGCAACTCTAGTGGCGCTCTGTATGCTGATTACACGCACAACGCACCAGAAGATGAGTGGCCTCCATACTTTGCAAAGATGATCGAATACGCATTGGCTATGGACTTCGCTGCAAGCATTAGAGACAGCTCTACAGCTAGGCAAGAGATGGCCGCAGCGTACGTAAATGCGTCCCGTATGGCGCGTTACACGGACTCTCAGCAGCATCCTCAGCAGCCTATTAAGAGCAACCCATTTGCTAATGTGAGGTACTAATGGCCAAGACTCGATTCATTCAATCGAGCTTCGTTAGCGGAGAGCTATCCCCGCTTCTTAAAGGCCGTATTGATATTAACCAGTATTATCAGGCGGTAGAGACTGCCGATAATGTTGTGATTGTCCCTCAAGGCGGAATGCGTCGTCGTCCGGGCACTTCGTTTGTAGGTCAAGGTGTAGATACACTGGTGGTTGATTCATGGACTGGGACCATGCCGAATGGCGGCACTGTTGCAAGTCTCAATGACAACAACCGAAGCACTAGCACACAGACGACAACCCCGCCCGGCACTACAACCGATTGGGTGTTTGTTGATTGCGATGTAAGCCTAGCATTCGGCAATATCGTATTTATTGAAGTGACCGGCATGTTTACGACTGCTGGTTCTACTAGCGACATGATGTTTCAGTATTCGACCGATGGCGGTACAACGTGGGTGGACCAGCAAGCCATTCCACTGATCGGCACGAATCCTCAAAACTTCCGATTCCCTGTTGATCCTGCATCGGCGATTACCGATTGGCGAATTATTCGTGATGGCAGTGACAGCTTTGCGGGTAATATCGGTGCGTCCGGTGTTAATTATTACTACAGCGGCGGCAACCGAGACAGCAGAACCAAGCTAGAGAGCTTTGAAGTTGAAGCTGACCGCAACTATTTGGTTGAGTTTACGCCCGAGAACATCCGCATTTATCGCACTGACGCGACAACTGGTGACCCTGTACAGCGTGTAATCGACATACTACCGATCTGGGATGCTTATCCTGCTGGCCTTCTGTCGTTTATTGATGTCGAGAACATTAGAGTAGCGACTGTCGAGAACGTCATGCTGATCGTGGGCAACTTCCAGCCCCTCAGATTGGTCAATCTAGGCACTGATACCGACTGGTCGCTTGATGAGATCCCATTCACCAACGTCCCTCAGTTTGATTACGACGACGCACAAAGCCCAACGCCTACCAGCGAGATACAGGTGATGACTCTGGGGCATACCGGATCGGGACAATGGAAGCGTGGCGACCGTTTTGAAGTAGATATTGAAAGCGTGGTGTCAAAGTCCATTAGCTATGCGGGCGACTCAACTGCCGATGAGCAAGCCGCGACTGTCTTCAACATTCAGAAGAACCTGCAAGACATGCCGGTCTTTGGTGAGACGGGTGTAGCCGTAGAAAGAACCGGAACCCAAGAGTACACGATCACGATATCCGGCGAATCAGCCAAGGATTTCGAGCTATTCTCTGCGTATGTAACTGAAGGCTCTGCCGACCACGAGATAGACTTTACCAAGACGCAATCAGGCTCCCCACGTAAAGAGGACGTTTGGTCGTCTACCCGTGGATGGCCCAAGACTATTTGCTTTTATGAAGGCCGATTGGTTATTGGCGGCACGTCATCTAAGCCACAGTCCTTATTCATGTCTAAGTCTTCTGACTTCTTTAACTTCGACATCGAAGAAGCGGATGATGACGACGCGATCTTTGCAACCATATCGTCTCGTACACTGAATGATATTGTTGACGTTTATCCCGGCAGAAACTTACAGGTGTTTACCTCTGGCGCAGAGTTTGCTGTAACGAGTAAGCCGGTAACCCCGAGCAATATCCAGATCACGCCACAAACGTCACATGGGGCAAGCAATGTCGAAGTGCAAGACGTAGATGGCTCGACAATATTCATTGATCGCTTTGGTAAGGCCTTGCTGACGTTCCTGTATTCGTTCAATGAGGACGCATACACGAGTGATGATCGCTCTGTTCTTGCTAGTCACTTGATTAAACAGCCCCGTGATATGGCTCTGCTGGCGGGTACTGCCAGTGACGACGCTAACTGGCTGTTCGTTGTTAACGATGATGGCACTGCAACCGTCTTGAACACCCTGAGAAGTCAGGATATCAACGGCTTTACTAGCTGGACTATGGATGATGCGGAAGTAACAAACGTCACGACCGTGGGCGATAAGCTATTCATGGTTGTAGGTCGTAACCTTGGCCCAAGTGCTGGCGATATTTCCATTGAGCAATGGGACTTCACCCGATTACTAGACAGCAGTGTACGAAAGACCGCGACGAGTGGGACCATTGATGAGTTAGAACACCTCGAAGGCGAGACTGTCTCAATTGTCACCCGTGGCGATGATAGCGGCGAAAACGACGGGTTTGTATTAGCTGACCAAACGGTATCAGGTGGCGAGATAAATCTGCCCGCACCGTACAACACGGGTTATCCAACACTTGAATATGAGGTTGGGCGTCGATTTATACCCGTTATTAAGCCCATGCCACTGAATACAAACATCGGATCAGGCCAGAACCAGATGCGATTGAAGAAAATCGTACGCATGAACGTACGTGTCTACGAGTCTTCTGGCATCTACATTGACAACCTGCCTGTTCCTATCCGAGCTTTTGGCGCATCGGGCGATACATCGCCACTCACAAGCAATTCTATTGTTCCTATTAGTGGCATAATAGACGATGTTTACGATATTAACGGATGGGGTAGAGATATTGTGCCGACGATTACGTGCCCAGATCCTACTCCCATGCACATACAGATGATTGAATACGAGGTCGAAGGTAACTGATGGCTCTCCCTATATTTGCAATATTAGCGGCAACAAGTGCGGCAGTGTCGGCCTACGGTCAGGTGCAAGCTGGCAAAGCTCAGAAAGCGGCATTGAAAGAGCAAGCCAAGCAGGAAGAACTAGCGGCAGAAAGCCAAGAACTAGCACGACGTCAAGAGCTTAACCGGGCACTGGCGGCTAACGTCGCGGCACTCTCGACGGCAGGAATATCTGGGGAAGGTACGCCAGCAAGTCTGGCATTGGAAAGCGCAAAGCAAGCAGGGCTTAGTGAAATGACTATTGACCTATCAGAACGCTTACGAAGGGCGTCATTACAACGTCAAGCCAAGCAAGCAACACAAACGGCAGGATTAGCGGCAGTAAGCACATTGATAGGCGGCTCCATAAAGGCCCAACAATTAATGGGTGAAGAAGGCGATTAAGAATGGCTCAGAAGCGCATTGATTACTACGGCAGGTTTACACCAACAGGTGTAGATACGTCTCAGGCTAAACGCTTGCAGGCTCTCTCTGGCTTGGCTGAACAGGTCGGCGGTCTTGCGTATGAGATCGGTGCGGATATACAGGAGCGCAGAGGCTTACAAGCTGGTCTTGCGGCTGGGCAACAAGCGGCAGAGAAAGGCGAGATCATCGAGACGCAGAAAGGCTTTTTGTCGCAGATCTCTATATTTGATCAGGCATACAACAATGCACTGTCAAAGGCTTATGTGGCTGGCGTTGATAACGATGCACGAGAGAACATTAACCGACTACTGACTGACAACCCAGATGACATCGAGTCATTTGATGAGGCAGCCAATGCGTATCGCGCAGGCGTCACACAGAACATAGCCGATGAGTTTAGACCACTGATCGACCAGTCAATGGATCAGATGATCTCTAGCGCCCGGTCACAGGTGCATCAAGCGCAGACTGCCAAGAACCTCAAGAACGCAGACGACACACTGATTCGCTCCGGTCAAACAGCAACCGATGCGGCATTGAAGGCCGCGCGTATTGGTGATGATGAGTCGGCAATGATTGGGCGTATGAATGCGTTTTCAGCTTTTGATGCGCGTGTTGAGGCTGGAACAATGACCCCAGCAGCGGCTGAAACTGCAAAGCAGAACCTTATAGTGGCCACCGAAGGCGAGAAAGCCCGAGGCGGACTGCAAGCTATCATCAAGAATCGTGGTGCGTATGCGGCGGTTGAGTTTATCAATGCGGTAGCTGAGACGCCTGTTAGTAACTTCACGCTCGAACAGCAGGAAAATCTTGCGGATGTCCTACGTGCTGATCTAAACGAATACATATCACTGACCAACATCCAAGATAAGCAGGCTGAGGAAGCGCTGAAGGCCCGCCAAGGCGAGAACTTCACTGGCCTGTACGTTGGCTTGATCAATGGCGAGACGGACGTGGGCGACATTACACGCACTGCTATGGCTGGCAATCTCACACAGTCACAACTGACTACGCTGACCAATGTAATGAACACTCGCGGGCAAGGTATTGATGACTTCGACCTGATCTATGACATTCAGACGCAGATGTATCAGAACCCAGAAGCGGCACGTAACCTGATTATTGCCAACACTGGTACCCGGCTGACCGGATCTAGGGCGCAATCACTGCTGTCTACACTAGGCGAAGAGCCTATCTTGAACACGGCAACAGCCAACCGCTATCGAACTTTCTTAAAAAGAAATGTAGCTACTACCGACTTGCTTGGAAACATTACTGGCGAGAACAAAGAGCGGGCAACATTCTTGATGTTTGAGTTTGATAATCGAGTCTTGGCAGGTGAGAAGCCGGAGGCAGTGGCATTGGATCTAGTGTCTGTTGATGACATCCTCAGAAAGAACTTTGATAGAGAGTTTGAAAAACTTGAGCAAGAGTTTGCTGACGGCCTGAGTGACACCGAATACGACGAAAGGTTCCAGTTGCTAACGACACAGCAACAACGTATGGAAAACTTTGAGAACATGATGGCTGATATTAAGAGAGGACAATAATGTCTAGAGCAAAACTAATTGAACTCTCTCGACGTGCATTAGATGGCGATGAGGCGGCTGTTGCTTCACTACGCACCGAAGACGTAGATGTACCAGATCAAGACTTGCTGAGACGCGCAAAGAACCGTATCAATAGGATTGAGCAAGAGGCCATGCGTGTACCTTTCGAGAAGCCAAAGACAGGCTTTAAGGCTTATCACGGAACGCCCTATAGGTTTGATGAGTTTGATATTGAACGCGTTGGTCGAGGTGAAGGCGCTCAGGCCTATGGCTATGGTATGTATTTTGCAGATGAAGCTGATACGGCTAGAGGCTATAGAAGGAATATCAACGCAGATAAGCTCGATGCGATGAATGACCGCATGAGCGAGATCGCTAAAGAGCTGCCTAAATACGACATCGTTGGTCAATATAGACAGTATAACGATCCAAAAGGTTATGAGCTTGCCGCTGAATATGATCGGCTTATGGAAGATAGGTCTGCCCTCAGAGAATTTAATATCACTGTTGGCGGTCGAGATATCAATGATGTTTATAGCGACTTAACTGGTGCTCGAGCCACTGATCTTGACTATCAAAAGGCTGAAATCATTGAGCAGATAATGATTGATGGCGATACGTTGGGAGTTGTACAGCGTCAAGAAGAATACGACGCATACCCAGAGGGCGCATATAAGTGGTTTAAGGAAACTGTACAGCCAAACTTCGATGCTCCCGGCGCTGTTTATGAGGTGGGCATAAGAGCCGACAAGTCAGAGCTGTTAGACTGGAATAAACCTGTATCTGAGCAACCCCCTGCTATCCGCGATGCGCTACTCGCAAAGGGCATAAAGGAAACAGCAGATGGGCGTACTGTTTACTATGGACTAGCGGCAGATGCCAAAGGTCGAGACGCACAAAAGAAGGCAAGCGAAGCCGCTGAAAAGCTAGGCATTAAAGGCATTCGATACGAAGATCCTCATGCTCGTGCTGGCTCAAAAAATTACGTCATCTTTGACCCGCGAACAGTAGATATTGCTACACGCTATGGAATAGCGCTTCCAATGGCTGGCCTCATGCTGGCTAACCAAGACGCGCAAGCCGCTGAGTCTATGGCTCTAACTACTGAGCCACGTCCACCAATGCGTGTACCGACGTTTGAAAACGACGATGCTACTGGCAAGGTGCTTTCTGCTCGACAAGGCGCAGATCTAACTCCGGCTCAAAGAGCAAGAGCTAGGATGCAGACCAAGCAAGAGCCGATGACACCCTTCGAGGCCATACCTGCAAGGGCTGAACGCTTTGCTCGTGAAGTCACGATACCCGCATTTAGAGACATCTTTGGCGGAGCAATCGAGGCACCACGTCAGGCTGTTGCTGGATTCCTTGATGCGACTGCTGAGGCGGCTAGGGCAATGGAGTCTATCATCCCGCTAGGCACTATCAGTGGCGCGGAGCCTGAGTATCTTGAGATTGAAGCCGATCCTCGTACCGTAACCGGCGCGGGTGTACGCGCTATCAGCCAGTTCCTTACAGGCTTTGTCCCTGCATTACGTGGTGTCAAGGCGCTTGGTGTCACAGGGTTTGCGGCTCCGGCGGCGGCAGGTGCTATCGCAGACGCTACAGTCTTTGACCCACAAGAAGAGCGATTGTCTAACCTCATTCAAGAGGTGCCAGAACTACAGAACCCAATCACTGAATACCTTGCGGCTAGTCCAGAAGATACGGATGCTGAAGGGCGACTTAAAGGCGCTCTAGAGGGCTTGCTCGCTGGTGGTATAGCTGATGGCCTTATCCAAGGCATTCGCCTTGTGAAGAGCCGCAGGGCGCTTGTGGAGGTAGCTGAGGCAGAAGGAAAGCCAGTCGAACAGATGATTGATGAGGCGATGGCTACCATGAAGGGCGGAATGCCGACCCCTCGTGAGATGCCGCCCGGTCAAGAGTACATTCCGTTTGATGAGGCGGCTGAAGCTGTACAGCCTACAATCCGCGTACCTGAGTTTAAGATGGGTGCCACAGATGCCGAGCCAGAAGCCGCACGTAATATCAATCTTGCTAACCTCAACACAACTGAGGATGTATCAACCCTCATTGATGAGGTAGCTAAGGCTGATGCGCCTAACATTAACGATGCACGTCGCGAGAAGATTACCAATGATGAGCTGCCCAAGTTAGCCGATGACCTTGGCATGACTGTCGATGACTTGTTGGCACGTCGTCAGGGTGAAGCATTTAACGCAGAGCAGATACTTGCGGCACGTAAAATCCTCGTTGCTTCTGGTGAGAACCTAGTCAAGCTGGCTGGTGCGGCTAAGAACGGTAGCGAGATGGATCTTGCATTGTTCCGCCGGGCTATGTCACAGCACCGAGCGATTCAGTCACAGGTATCAGGCATGACGGCTGAGGCTGGTCGTGCATTGCAATCATTCCGAGTTGTGGCGGCAAGCTCAAGAGAGCAAGAGCGGTTGATCAAAGAAGCGCTTGAGACTACAGGCGGCGAAGCTGTATCGCGTGACATGGCGGCCATGCTTTCCGAGCTAGACAGTCCCGAGAAAATCGGACGCTTTGTTAAGGATGCTCATAACGCTACTAATATGGATATGCTCTACGAGGTATGGATTAACGGGTTGCTGTCGTCACCTACGACTCACATGGTAAACATCCTCTCTAACGTAATGGTCTCGGCTTTGGCTGTTGGGGAGCGTAAAGTTGCTAGTGCAATAGGCGGAAATATCCCGCCGGGTGAGGCGTCTGCACAGCTTAAAGGTATGGTTGATGGTGCGCGCGATGGCTTCCGATTGGCATGGGCCGCACTCAAGACGGGCGAGCCTACCGATCCGCTTATGAAGATAGAGTCGGAAAAGCACAGGGCAATATCTAGTGAAAACTTAAACATTGCCGGAGTCGCAGGTCGATTTGCAGATTTTGTTGGCGAAGTTGTTAGGGTTCCCGGTCGTATGCTGACGGCTGGTGATGAGTTCTTTAAATCTGTTGGCTACCGCATGGAGCTACACGCACAAGCATACCGTCAAGCATTCAACGAAGGTTTGCGTGATGAAGCGGCGGCTAAGCGCGTTATTGAGATTATCGAGAACCCGCCTGAGAACATTAAGCAATCAGCGATTGATGCGTCACGCTATCAGACCTTTACTAACTCTCTCAAAGAGGCTCGAATTAAGGGTATTGGCGAGTTAGGTCAATTGGGTGAAAAAGCAAGACAAGCACGAAGCACAGGGCCTTATGTAAGAGTAATCGTCCCGTTTGTCAGAACGCCAACAAACATTGCATCATATACGTTTGAGCGAACGCCATTGGCATTGTTGTCTCGCTCTGTTAGAGAAGAAATTGCGGCAGGCGGTGCGCGTCGTGATCTAGCTTTAGGCAAACTTATTACCGGATCTATGTTGATGGCTGTATCTGCGGACCTCACGCTAAGTGGCTCTATCACAGGCGCAGGCCCAACTAATCGGGACATGAGAAACATCAAAAGGGCAGCTGGCTGGCAACCCTATTCAATCAAGGTTGGTGACAAGTATTACGCATATAACCGACTTGACCCTGTTGGCGCGTTGTTAGGCTTATCGGCTGACGTAACTGAGATTATTGGACAAGCAGACGAAGCAACCGCTGGAGAGATTGCGGCGGCGGCAGTAATTTCTATTAGCCAAAACATGGCAAGCAAGACGTACATGTCTGGCGTTAGTGATTTCTTTGATGCGTTCTTTAGCTCAAGTGTTGATCCAGAAGCGAGCAACTACAAGCTAGAGCGATTTATGCAAAGAATGGCTGGCTCTATTGTTCCTGCAAGCGTGGCGAACATTGAGCGAACACTAAGCCCTGAGCTAAGTGCAACATATACATTCTTAGACAAAATAAAGTCTCGTATCCCCGGATACTCAGACGATTTGCCACCACGTCGCAATATCTTTGGCGAGCCTGTTGTATTAGAAGGCGGTATTGGCCCCGATATCATGTCGCCCATCTACACGTCTACTGTAAAGGATGACCCTGTTGCAGATGAGATGGTGCGCCAGCAAGTAGCTGTGGGTATGCCGCGCAGACAGATCAAAGGCACTGAGTTAGATGCCCAGCAGTATGATCGTTACGTTCTTTTGTATAGCGGTGTTGAGGCAGAGTATTCACTTAAAGAACGGTTAAGCATTATGTTTGACTCAAGAGAATACAAAAATGCTTCAGATGGGCCTGAAGGTGGCAAGGCTTTAATGATAAAATCGGTATTCACAGCATACAGAGGCATGGCGCAGGCGCAGATGTTGGCTGAGGATGACCAACTAACTAACCAGATCACGCTCGCGCAAGAGCAAAGAGCAGAAAAACTACTGGGACGCTGATATGACCGTAGCAGACAACACAAGCCGTAACCAATACAGCGCGACTGCTGGTCAGACGATCTTCTCCTATACGTTTGAGATAGTAGACAAAGACGATCTCGTTGTATTGCAAAACGGCACCACCCTCTCAGAAGGCACAGATTACTCTGTAGCGGGCGTTGGCGATGAGAACGGCGGGACTATCACTTTAACCGCAGGCGCGACCCTGAACGATATTATGACCCTCTACAGGGACATGCCGTATGAGCGCAACCAAAACTACACCAACTCAGGTGACTTTTTAGCATCCGATGTTAACTCTGACTTTGATAACCTTTGGCTGGCAGGTGAGCAGACCAATCGGTCGTTTGATCAGTCTGTTCGTAGGCCGATTACAGACTCCACAACGATCTCAATGGAGCTGCCTGACGCTGCTACGAGAGCAAACAAGTACCTATCATTCAGCCCTACCGGCGCAGTAACAGCAACAACGACTGTACCTCCCGGCATTACAGATGCCGCTCTAGTTACCTATACGCCCGGCGGCACTGGCGCAATAGACACTACCGTAGAAGATAAACTCCGCGAGACTATTAGCGCAGATGATTTTGGTGCGTTTGGCGACGGAAGCGCGGACGACACTGCTGCTTTGCAAAAGGCCGTTAACTACGTCACGACTACAGGCGCATGGCTAGACGGTGGCAACAAGACTTACAAGATCACAACTACAATCAACGCGACAGGCGCGTTTCTGCGTTTAAGAAATTTTAAGTTTGTACTTGGCACTTCATACGCTGATCAAGGCAGGTTTAATTGTGACGCTGGATCTGGCATTGCAGCGATGACAGTTGCCTTGGAGAACATTGTTGTTGACGGCGGGCGCGGCACATACAAAACCGGCAATGAAACATGGACAGTAAGCGTCTCAGACTTTTTTGGATACGACACAATTCAACCAACGCTTAGTGCCTTTTTCAAAGTAAACGCTGTAAACGAAGATACAAACGTCCATATCACTAACAGCAGATTTGAAAACTATCATGGCATAGCCGCAATACGAGTTAACTCTTACGGCACAACCATTATTCAAGGCTGCATATTTAAAAATATTTCACACCAAAGTTTTGTCGTGTATCAGACATTAGATGGAGGTGTTACAGAAAAAGGCCGCACTTTAGTATCTGATGTTTATGCCGAAGATGTAGGGCTATTGCCAGACACGTTTGATGTTGATGGCTCACCTATGAACTTCGCTACGACAACAGCAGCTCCGCAAGGATCATTTAACTTTTTAGTTATTGGCGCTGACTTTAGCATATCCAATGCAGTCGTTAAAAATTACGGCTCATGCGGCGTAACAGCAGATAGAAATGTAAACTTCAACGCAACCAACATAACGATCACTAACGACTCCGATCGTTCATTCTCAAACAACCCTTCTGGCGCATTTTGGATAGAGGCTTGCGAGCGATCTAACGTAGATAATTTGACTGTAGAGATTAGCGCCCGAGCAACTATCGACACGACCGGCCTAGATAACTCTCTCTTGCAGATATTTTTAACTGACGGCGACCGGGCTTACTTTAATAATGTAATCCTAAAAACAGATGAGTCCACTGCTTACGTTAATAAGCTGATCAGAGGAAGTCTCAAAAATAGCGTTCATGTCAGCATTGAAAATTTCTATGTGTCAGGAATTTGCAGAAACCTTGATGACGCTGTTAGCTTTTTGCTGTTGCCAAACTCATCTATTGACCACGATGTCAGACTATCTAGCGGCTACATCAAGCATGGTGATATTAAGATAGAAGGCCCATATAACGCCACCGTTGACGATGTATACCTTGAAGGCGTCTCGGGCGACGGCTCTATTTTATTTCCCGTGCCTGCCAACCCCGGCGTTTCAGGAACCATTAAAGACGCTACTGTAACGGGGTGTCATGTTGCTGGCGCAATAACAAATGCGTCAAACATTACCGGCAGCCTTAATATCGTAAAAAACAAATACCTTGGATCTATTTCATCTACCGGCGCAGGCAATACAGGCAAATATGTCATTAGTGACAATTCGCACATTGCTGGCGGAGTTGCCATTATATGCTCCGGCTCTACAAGCACGGCCTCCGTAGAGATGCGCGGCAATGCACTGATAGAGGGTGTAACGCGAGTAGATGGAGCTAACAACGCAATTATCAACGACAACAACACTGAGCGCCGTTTAACCGTTGAAGACGTGCAAAACTTTCAAGTTGTTGGAAACACAGCAAAAACTGACGCAAGCGAGCCGTGTATTTTGATAAACCCAACAACGACAAGCAATGTTTTGTCTGGCGTTGTAACTGGTAACAACTGCCTAATAAAGACAGGAACTAGCGGTGCCGGTCATATATCTCTGGCAAGCGGCGTTACAAACGTAATAGAAGGCTTGAACAACAAGCTAACAGTAAATTGGTCATAAGGTAACGACATGGATTTTATTGATCACAGAAGTACGGCGCAGTTTACATTTCTGACCTCAGCTACAGATGAGAAGGTGCGCATCAATGCGGATGGAGATTTGCTGGTTGGAATCTCTACGCCATTTGATACTTCCGGGATTACGCTCGACGCTACTGGTGCGTTAGGTGTTGATGGCCACATTACAGTGGCTACTGGCGCAACTTATGATATCGGTACGGCCACCAACAAGTTCCGCGATCTTTATCTTTCTGGCGACATCAATGTTGCTGGCGTATCTACCTCTGGTGACTTAACTGTTGGCGGCTCTCTAAGTGTTACAACGGATGCTACTGTTACCGGCGATCTCACGGTTAGCACCGATGCGACTGTGGCTGGCGATCTCACGGTTAGCACCAACGCAACTATTACTAACGACTTAACAGTAAGCAATGACGCCACGATTTCTGGTGATTTAACCGTTAGCACTAACGCAGTTATTGCAGGCGATCTGACTGTAAACGGCACGACTACCACGATCAACACTGAGACGCTTGATGTTAAAGACAAGAACATCACGCTGAACTATGGCGGCGATACAACGTCAGCCAACGGTGCCGGGATTACAATTGAGGATGCTGTAAGCGCGGGTAACGACGCAACCATTTTATGGGACGGCAGCAACGACACGTTTGATTTCAGCCACGCCATAGACGTTACGGGCACTATATCTGGCGACAACAACCTCAGCATTCAAAACTCTAATGCGTATGGTTCTATCGAGGTTGGCGGCGTATCTGGCGGCTTCATCGACATCAAGCGTCCATTCTCTGACGACTACGATCTACGTCTAATAGCAGAGGGTGACGGCGGTGTATTAAACGTCGCTTCTGGTGAGCTAACGATACAGCGAGCAGGGTCGGCCAAGCTTGCTACCTCAAGCGCAGGCGTCGACGTAACAGGTGATATTACTGTTAGCGGCACTGTAGATGGTCGAGATGTAGCAACTGACGGTCTCAAGCTAGATGGCATTGAAGCCTCAGCAGACGTAACAGACACAGCTAACGTCACAGACGCTGGTGCCTTGATGGACTCGGAGGTAACTAACTTAGATCAAGTTAAGGCGTTTGATTCTTCTGATTACGCTACAGCCGCACAAGGCTCTACTGCTGACTCTGCATTGCAGAACGTAGTAGAAGACACTACGCCACAACTGGGTGGTGATCTT